AAAGGCTTTCGTCGCCGGCCAGGCGATGGTTTTCAGGGCAGTGGCCGGCGCTTCCAAGGCTCGATATGGGGAAGACGTCCAGTAATTGTAGGCACCCTTCAACTTCTTCCCGATCCAGCCAAGGCCTTCGTCCACCATACCTGGCTCTTCTGGTTTCTCTTCTGCGGGAGGCGCGATCGGTCCGCGCCCCTTCAGCTTTTCCAGTTCCGCCCGGAGATAGTCTTCCTGGTACGGATCGAGTCCGCCTTCGGCGATGATCTCTTCGTTGGTGCGTCGACGAGCCATCGGTTATTCCGGCAAAGCTCCTACTCCCTGATCCAGAGAGTTCATCAATATGTCGAACTGGTTCTGCAACTTCGCTGCATCCTGCAATCGGCCGGCGCGCTGCAAGGCCAGTATCTTCTGTTGGATCATGGTCTTTTTCGCGCCGAGTTCCATACGCTTGGTCTGGTTCACTGTATTCTGATCGTTCAGCATCATCTGATGTTGCGCCGAGTGGAGTTGTTCCTTGATGGGACCAGATGGTTGCCGCTCGAAGGCTCCGGTGATTTGCGACACGCCACCAGGAACCGGCATGCCCATCCGCTTGTACTGCTGCTTGACCTGCCCGGTATCGTGCACCGGCATGGCATAGGGCTCGCTCATCTCCATGCCCATATCGCCGCCGCCCGGAAAAACCATGTCCTCGTCCATCACCTCCGGATTGACCATGCCCGGCCGCATATGCCGGCGAGCCATGCTCAGTTGTTGTCCGATCGGTCCATATTGACCAGCCATGTTCATTCCTCCTCTGTGGAAAGGCCGCTCAACAACTGATCGGCCTGGACATCCAAATCATCGAGCATCCCCTGAATCTTCGCGGCATTGTTCAGTCTGCCCTCGAATTTCAAGGTCCTGGCCGGCAAGAGCGCCGCCTGTTTTTGACCAGCCAATTCCGCATTCACGAGCTTATTGGCCATCGAGTAGGCCCCGGCTACGTTGATCCGTCCTGGCTTCAAGCCTTTGCCGCTCGGACCGAACACGGTCTGCGGCTTTCGCCCACCCGGCGCTTTCGTGTTCTTCGTGCTCCGGAACGACTCTTTCAATCTGATGGCAACGGCGCCCATGGGCTTAATATGTCCCGTACGGTGGATACGATTGCGTGACACCAGGGAAGCTGTACCCGCTGGCATACGGCCCTGGCATTCCGCCGCGCGCCGCCATCAGCTTTTCGTAAATCGGCCCCATGATCGCCCCTTGCGCGCCGGCCTGCATGAATGGCATCCCCATCTGGCCGATGCTTCCGAACATCTCCCCGATGTAATCGCCCACCGGCGCGACCGAGTGAGCTTGACTGAAGACATCAGGGCTCATCATCGGTGTTGCTGGCAAGCCTTCAGAATAGGTCGGCAAGGCACTGACCGCCCATCGCCGGTTGTTTTCCGCTAACTGTTCATTTTGGACGTTGAGATCCCGCATCATCTTGGCTTTGTTCGCTGCGAGGTTCTGACCGAGTAACCGCGTGGTTTGATCGTAGCGGCCTGGCGTGTAGACGTTACCGCCTCCCGAGTTCTTCCCAATGGCTGAGCCGGCCGAGATCCGGGAAATGTCCGAAAGCCCTTGCCCATAATCCTCCTGAATCTGATCCTTCATGCCGCGAAACGCATCGGCATCCATGCCGTAGTTGCCGGCCGCGTACATCTTCAGCCGGTCGTACACCGGCCGGTTGGTGTCGAGGAATTTCTGCCGCTGGCCTTGGGTGTAGGCCATGTATTCCCGTGCGGCATCACGCGCGGCATTCGCCTTTTCTTTCCCAGCGAACATGCCTCCAAGGCCCTTGCCGATCATGCCAGCCCCGCCAACCCCGGCCCCTATTCCCATCATGGCGAGTGGGCCAATGGAACAGAACCGTTTCGCCTGCGGGTGATAGTCTGTCAGGAATCGCATGGTAGCCCCCTACGCAATCACGAGATACAGATACTCAGCTTCCGCCGTGTTGAACCCGCTCGATGCATCCAAGGTGAACGATTTGTTGTTCCACGCAATCACGTTGCCACCAATGACCGGCATGATGGTCATATGGGGTGCCGTGCCGTCGCTCTTCTGTAGAATCAACAGAATCGGCGGATTCGGCAGCTCGGCCACAGTTACCACCTGAACGGCGCCGGTCCCTCGATACCGTCCTGTTTTCTTGACAGTCTGCTTGGCCGTCAGATCATTCAGCAGCTCATCCACCGCAATGGCAGCGTCCTCACTCCATTCCGGTTGCAGCCTGAATCCCTTTTTGGCACTACCTTGGCTCATCGGCGACCCAACGCGTAACCCTCAACCCGTAAGCCTTTCAACGTCACCGGCTCTTTGCTCTCTCCGGTGATCCTGACGTAGAGCAATCGGCCGATCCCGTTCAGATCGAAGCGAGCCCGCCGCCCACTGTTCAGTGAGAACGTCGAGAGCCCCGTATCTTTATTCACCAATGGCAAGAACGGCCCATCCTGCTTATCCAGCGCGTATTGCACGGACAGCACGGATGACCCACCATTCGGCGCATAGTGCAGTTCGACATGGCGGAAGCAGTACGCTTGGTCGAGATCCCACTTGTTGTCCTTTTTCTTGAGTCCGATTCCCCGCGTCAACAGTTCAATCCGAATGGCCTTGCCGTTGAAGGCGGTCCCGATGTCGCCGGTATAGAAGAATCCGTTGCGGTCCCCAAGGAACAGCTTCGAGGTTTTGATGTCATCGAGATAGATCGAGAGCTTGGAGGTTTCGAATGGCACGGTATTCCATTCCCCAGTCTTGGTGTTGAAGCAGATCCACAAATCGAAGTCGGACGCGCCGGCCGTCTTCGCGTTCCAGATCAACATATTCATCGGCTTGTAATAGACTCCGCTCGCGAACTCCATCGCGGCGAGATCGAGTGTTCGCCAGAGCTCCTGAATTTTGTAGCCGATGAACTGCTCACGGAGGCCGCTGAAGACGAACGGCCCGCGCTCGCTCAGATAGGCGAGGTTCGATTCATACTTGACCATCGTCCAATTCCCGATAGGCCCCTCCTCCACATCCGTCTTTGGCAATTCGATCGAATCCGGAGTAAAACCACCGCCGACATAGAGGCCCTTCTTCTTCGCCACGGCGACGCCAGAACCGAACCGCTTGATGCCGGTGATAATGTCCTCGTCTTCCGGATCCAGATCGTACACATCATCCGGGTCATGGCCTTCCGGTCGCAGCACCCCGCTGACCGCCACCCTACTTTGATTCGGCGAAGCAAGCCCGGTGTAGAAGAGCATGCCGTTGTAGTACTCAAGGTACTTCGCCTGCGGCGGGACGCCGTTGTCTTCCAAGACGGCTTCCCCAAGCGAGGCCACCGTATCCACAAACTGTGTGGAACTGATCGGCAGTTCCGTGACACGAAACCAGACTCCGGCACCGGTCCCTGTGGTCCGATAGAGCACCTGCGTATCGACTTGCTGATCTGTTTCTGCATCGGAGCCCAACCCGGTTACAAGGATGTTCTTACTTGAAACGGTGATATCAGCCGAGACCGGCGATGGATTCGACATATGCCCCGTAACTGAATTCTTGTAGACGCGCCGATAACTGAATGTCCCGGTGAGCACCCCGGCCCCGTTGTCGGCCGCTGATGGGGCGGTCTCTGGCGCCGCAATGCCGACGTTCTGAATCGCCAAGTCTTGCAGAATCTTCCTGTTGGGATTCAGCCCGGAGGCGATGAAGAATGACGATCCAACAACCCGGCCGTCATAAAACGCCGCTTCCTGTCCGGTGAGCATGGGCCGCGCGGAGGATCCTTCGAGGTGATAGATCGATCCGCCACCCATCCCAAAGAACAGAATGCTCGTCCCGAGCTTCACCTGAAACAGTCCAGTGACACGTCCGCTGATATTGCCGCTGAACAACTGTGCCCCGCTGAACTTGGTCAGGTCGCCGCGCTTGTTCCCGTGCAATCCACTGACCGTCAGATGTCCAGGCGCCGGAACATCTTCAGAGATGTCGGTATTGATACCGCCATCCAGTCCTACGTTTTGATCAAGATCGACGTCCGGCATAGGTCACGTTTTGATGAAGACGTTGCAGACCAATGATGGATGAATCGTGTTATGTCCGGCGCTTGAACCAGCCTGTTCGGTCAGCGACGGCGAGGCCGGCGAGGCGTCATAGATCGCTGAGGTAAATCCACCGCTACCAATTTCATCGCCAACGGTGCTCAACGTATGCTGGTGCTGCGCTAGTTCAGCCACGCTGAGCACATGCATTTCCTCGCCGAACCAGTCTCCGACCGCCCGCGCCGTCAATGCCGTGCCAGCCGGCTTCGTGCCGGACAACCCTGACGATCCGTTGCCGACCCCAGTTCCGGCGCCCATCACTCCACGGCCACAAAAATTGGGCAGGTTGGCGGTCGTCGTACCGTTCCCAGGCCCAAACTTCGTGCCAATTTCGGCATAGAGCCGCGCGAAGGCGATGCGGTCGAATTCCGATCCATCACATAACAACGCGCCGGCTCGTGAATCAGAGCCAGAGAAAATGAAGTCCCCAGGCTTGAGAAAGAAGTTGTCTTCCGTCCACACCGGCACGCCTTCCGTGCCGGTATTAATGAACGTGGCCATCCGACCGCCAGTCTCACGGATGAGGTAGTCCTTAGCTCCGCTTTCCAGTCCGACCAGCCGGACCGCAGGCGTATTCTTCTTGATGGTCACATCCCCGGAGAAGAACCGGGAGGCGTCGAGCAGCGCATAGGCGTCATTATCGAAACCGATCTTCCATCCGCCGGAGTCGCCGTCATAGACATAGATCTGATTGAGATCCGTCCGGTAGAACGGTTGCCCGTCGATCGGGACCGGATCAGTCGGAAAGGCCGTTCCTTTAGGCCACACCCCATCGGCGCTCACTACCCGAGAGAGGCGTACCGCGAGATCCGCCATGGATCCTTTCAGTGTGAGCGCATTACCGAGGAGATGCTGTAAGTCGGTGATCGCCTCAGAGGGGCCGTTGATATGCTCGGCCTTGCCTTCGGTCCCGGACTCGCCGTTCGAAATGCGCGAGAAGGCATCAGGAATACCGGTGAGGCGATAGTTGGATTGACCGTCGATCGTCAGGTTCATGGATAGATGCCTTCGAGGTACCCTTCGACTTCCCCCACCGGCGGATTGACCCGGTGATACACGTCCTGCAAGAGTTCCAGTTCGCGGATGTTGATGAGTTCAAGTATTTCCTGCCGTCGCTTTTCGTTCTTGATGCAGGCTTCCACGGCCGCCCACTTCGCAATGAGATCGTGGTAGTCCTCATCGATCGACGGCAGATCAGCATCGTTGGACATGGCGGCCAGCCGCGCCTCAAAATAGAGCCTAATGGTCAACACGCTGGACGGCTTTGGGACGAACCGGAGCGAATGTCCCACCTGCCAATACTGTTGCGGCTTCATGTCGCTACTGAGTGAGAGGCTGAGCAAGGTGGGTTCGGTCCAGACGTCCGGATTGGGCCAGTAGGCTTTGGAGAGGAATGTTTCCTTGCCGTCGCTTTCCACGATCGACACCAAGCGGAGATCCTTCAGGCTCGCCGGCAACTGGTAATACTCTTGGTTGACGGTCGTATTGAACGTCATGCGTGTCGTGAAGTGATTCCGCGAGAGGTTCTTGATTTTCGCGTGGTATTTCCGGTTGCCGACATTCTCAAAGTTGTTCAGCTCAGCATCCGTCCAGAAGGCGGCAAATGGCTCGTTGATGTAGGTCCGCGTGAGGGACCGCAGCTCGCCAAGGTTCATTCTGCCACTCCTGGTAGCCCGGCGTTATTGATCCGCTCTCCGCACTTCCGTTGAATGAAGGCGAACTCTTCGCGGGCTTGATCCTCGAAGTTTTGCCGGCGTTGCCGCTGCCGCTTCTCGCGTTCCTTGTGCTCTTCGGCATCGGCCGCATCGGCGGCTTTGTTCCCGGATCCGTCATATTGTTTCCAGAGATCGTTCCGCGCCAGCTTGTCCAGCCACATGCGGCCGTCGCCCAAGAGATCCGGCCGGCAATACCCGATGGTGTGATACCGTCCATCCCGGAGCTTCCGCTTACAGGCCCAGCGGTCCCCGGCCCAGTCGATCCGAAGAGACCGGTCATAATTCTGGAATAAGCGTTGGACGTGTGAGGGACACCGACGATCCGGCATCTATCGTCTCCTTCGTCTGGTCAAGACGCCGGTGCCGCCATCAAGACCGACAAACTGTGTCGCATTCAGCGCCAGCAACACAGACGCCCATTGATTGCCTGTCAGACTGCACGTCCATGACGGATTAAACGCGGCCCCGTCGTTATCTCCTGAACACATCGCCATAGAAAACGGCCCAGTCGCACTTTCGACATCGTAGCGCGTCGCCCATGTGGGGTTGGTCCCTACTGGTGGCGTCGTAAAATCGGTGCTGTTGTTGTAGAACCAGGCGAAAAAGATGGCGTGCACGTCCGCGCCTTGTGGGTCGTGGGAGTTCGTAGACACGAATGTTTGATTCGGCCCGCTTTGGCGCGTCGTGATCGTCGCAGGGTCAAGTGGAGTCGCTGAGTTTTGCCCGCGCAAGGCCGAGATAATGGCGCCCATTGTCTCGTTGTTATCGACGGCTTTGCTCGCTGTGAACTGCGCCTCGGAATCGACGGCCGTCGCGATTTTGCAGAACAGGCGTTCATAACGAATGGCCCCATGGGAAAGATCCGCGAGCATGGTCCAGGTACCGGAAAGACTGAGCTGATCCAATGATGCGCCAATGGCAATCGTTTGGGCAAAGAGAATATCGCCCGCTTGGCAGGCTGGAGCCGTGACCAGCATCGAGAGATCGGTGTTGTTGACCGCCAGCGCACCGCTAGCAACGTACGTAATCATTATGGGACCTGGGTAAATCCGTTCTTGTCGAACCGCACATGCTTGCCGTTGGTGTAGGACAAGAACCCGAAATAGGTCACGGGATCGCTGGTCACTTGGACCCCGGCCTTTTGATCATCGATGATCGTCGGATAGTTCAAACCAGAGATGTGCCCATTGATGTTGACGACCGGGTGCGAGGTCGCATTCCCGGTGTTCGCGATTTCGACCAGCGTGGTGGACGCGGCTCCGGAGTTCAGTGAGTTCCCGCCCGCAATCGTGAAGGTGACAGGCGCAGAACCTGGCTCAATGCGAACCGCTGGTCCAGGGATATTCTTCTCACTCTTGAAGTCCAGGACATAGATCGACCCGCCGCCGTTGTTCGGGTTCGTGATCAGGGCGGTCACTGGGTTCTGATCGCCGCCCACGCCCCAAAAGGACAGGGCGCTTTTGAAGTCGTCGATATGAATACCCGCAACAACGTTGCTATTAACCGTGACATTCTGTGTGGTGCCTGTCCCACTGTGCGAGCCGTTGAAGTAGATCCCGGAGGCCGCACAGTCATTAATGCTGAGATGATGAATCCACGATGTTTCCGCGAGGCCATAGACTTCAACGCAATTGCCTGATGTGTTGTTCTGCTTGTTGCCTGAAAAGCGCATGTTCCCGAGTTCGCCATGGTGCCACCACTGGCCGACCCCGGCAGTCGAGATGAGCTTGACCATGGGATGATTGCAGTTGTTGAAGAGCTTCAGCGTGGTGGAGCCAGGACTATTTCTGGCGGTCCCCTTGAAACTCCCGCCCTGATTTACTGTGATCGGCTGGCCGCATGGGATGGTATAGAAGGCTGGCGACAGTTCGACAGTGACGCCTGGAGGTATCGTGAAGCCGGACAAATTCTGAGGATTCGTGAATCCAGTCGCATCGACGTAGCCGCCGACGCCGGCCGGAAGCATCGCAATCGCCCGCGAGATCTTCTTACCCGCATCATCGCCGGGCTCCGTAGGGAGGGTGTAGGCCCGGACCACCATCGGGTGTGAGACTTGTCCGACCAGCCAATTCCATACTTCATCGGTGATGAGCTTGTAGGATTGCGGGACAGGGGTCGCCCCCGTCAGAATCGAGACGCCCATGACGATTGCTAGGGCCAGACCGGCGAGACTGCCACCTGCGATGATTTTCTTCTTCAACATGAATGACTCCTTGAGTTAGTAAAACGCATACACCGCGCGGTCGTCACAGCCTCGCGCTCGAACTGATGATGACCGTGACCGTCAGGTTCGTGGTCCCATCCCCAGCCGCAACCGGACGAATCGCTAATGGATTTTCTGTGATGTACTTCAGCCCCACCGCCGTCACTACCAGCGGGGCGCCGAGGTTATCGCTCAACGTGGCATAGGTTGGGGACAGTGCCGCCGGGACCGTGGAGTACGCCTGATCGTTGGTGCCTTGCATGGTGATTTGTCCGCCGGCGCCGAGCGTACCCTTGACCTGAACGGTCTTATCCGCCCGATGAGGACAGACATACGGCGCCCCATCGTCGCCATTGGCTAAGCCGGCCCACTGGACCCCAAGGGCGCCAATCACATTCGCGCCGTTCGCATCGACCGGAATAAAGGTTGTGAATGGTTTCGTTGCCATGGACGGCCCTCCTCTTTAGACGGTTGGCCGCGTGGCTTCTTCTGAGGCCAATGGACGCACAACAATGGTAGCCGTCAGGCCGGTGATGGCATCCCCGACACCGGTCAGGGCGAAGAGCCCCAACTTATCCCCTGCGACAAAATCAGGAGTCGCCACCACGCCCGCCACCACCGTGCCGGCCGAGGCCGGATCCACCGTCGCCGACAGAATTGAAGTCGTCGCCTTTTTGATCGTGACGCGCACGCTATCCTCCGCATCGGTGAGCGCAACGGTATGAAAGTGGACGCTGAGGACCTTGCCGGAGAACGGCATCCGGACCGCGCCTTGCTCCACGTCATTCTGTGAGGCCGCTACTGTGACCGGCCCCAGGACGATGGGGATCCGCAACATGGTCGCCGTCTTGTCGATGTTCTTGTTGTCGATCATGGTGTGTGTCTCCTCTTCGGCATTTCAGGCTGAATTGCCCACGGCCCCTACCGCCGTTTTCTACCCATCCTTCGTGTTGATCCGACCTTCGTACTCGCCAGCGTTCTGCGGCCCGAGCTTGACCTTCTCGTTGTGAAATTGGACAGGCTGCACATCTTTTGGCACCGGCGTAGTGCGCCGTTTCGCCTTCCCTATTCCCATCTTCTGTTCTCCGTCCTCAGACAAGATGGTCGGTTCGGTCTGCGTGAGTTGGTAGTCATCACTCCGATCTAACATTTCGATGGGATTCTCGGAGGCAATCTCCCCTTCGAGGGGATCCGTTGGGAATGCCTTATGCCCGGTAATCCCGAGCGCATAATCCTTGGGGATCCCTGACCCGGCATTGATCCGGAGATTAGACCCGGACACAATGCTGATGGCCACGTTTTGCGGATAATGCCGTTTCTCGAATGGCTTGAAGACAATCACCCGCCCATCGAACTGCGTTTCATACGTGATCTTCCGCCGATTGACGACTTCCATTGATTGAAATGGATCCATGTCTCCTCCTCGAAGAGTGGAGGGGCCAACTTCACGCCAGCCCCCCTCGCCCTACGTGTAGCCGAATTTCATCAAGGCATCTGGACAACAACGATGTTGCTGGTTATCGACCGCATGACGAAATTGCGGTTAGGGGCTTCACACCCCACGTTGTCAAAGATCCGGTAGAGCCCTTCGTAGGCGTCGATGCCAGACACAAAGCGGAGCGTTGATCCGCTTTCATCGGCCCACTCGCCTTCCGTGAGCAACCACCTGGTAAACGTGTCATATTCCAACCCGTATATTTCCCCATAGGGGGCATCCTTGTCGGTCTTCAGCGGAATCCCGCCATAGTCCAACTCCCCCTGCTTGGCCGCTGCTGTGCCACCGTCCGGCTTCATGAGCGAAGACCCCTGATACCGGCGGTCATTCTCCAGCATGACCTGATAGGCCCGGCGGCAGGCATGCTCCATCCAGAGCGCATCCGTCTTGGCACGCGCCTTGACGGACACTGAATCCAGCCCGCGTTGAATCGCATCGGCGCTGAGGGCGCCGACTGAACTCAGAATCACGGACGAGAGGAAATTGCCGGGATTCGTGGAGCGATCGATGTTATGCAAGGTGGACACATAGGTTGTGCCATCCACCAAGCCCAACATGCCCATAATCTCCCGGTCATAGGTGGTTTCATTGACGTCCGACGTGCTAGCTTCCATGGCGATAACGATGTAATCGTTGTCAGCCACCGCGGCATCCGCTGCCGCCGAGATGTCAAACGAGGCTCCATCGGCCGCAACCGTGGTCACGGTCCGAGCCCCGCCCGCGCGGATGGCCCCGTTCGACGGATTGATGAACGCCACGAACATGCCCGGCTGAATGAACCGCGCGCCGTTGATGGCGCCGGCCACTCCATGGGGAGCATCCACGGTAATCGTGGTCCCCGTTGCCGGATCCCCATTCACCAGGCACAACACGCCTTTGCCGAAGCCCCAAATGGCCCGGCCCCGCATGTTTGCCATATCCTCCACGAGCCCATCGATTTCCGACCCGAGAGCGCGAGCGAAGGCACCCTTGCTCTTCAACGACTGCTGCATAACTTGGGCAGTCAACCGGATGGCGCCGTGCGCGTACTTACACGGCACTTTCCAATCCAGGTAGGATTGTTTTCCCGGCGTGTGGTACTTGTAGCCTTCCGTGGTGGCCGCAGCGGAGAAGTTCCGCTTGACCCTCGCCGGAAAGACCACTTCCCGACCTGTCCAGGACTCGCTGTCTTTCTTGATTTGCGTCAGAAGTGGTTGTTCATCGTTCAACGTGTCGATGATTCCCTTCTCGTACACCTCCTTCAACACTTGGTCGAAGGCGCTTACGGATTGCGCATCTAATGCTGGCATGGTCGTTACCTTTCAGCCCCACTCGCGGCCCGTGAAAACACTTCGAATCCGCGATCGTGGAGCTTCCGGCCAGTGACCTTTTCCGGTTGTGGTGCCGGCGGCGGACTTCCGCCAGGCCCGGGCGCCACAGGAGGCCGGCGCTGGAACTGACCGTTCTGATTTCTTTGGGGTTGTGAGTTAATAGGCGGGGATCCGGCCGGCCTGAAATGGCCCTTGGCTCTGGATATGACTTGCGCCATAACATTGCGGTTGCCCTGAACGATCGCCATCGTTTCCTCTGGCGTCATTTCCGCGGCAACCACGCGTTCCCACGCGGCGAGAGGAATTCCTATTTCCTTCGCGTTGTAGGCCCGCCTGGCTTCGCCTTCGATGTCAGTGAAGTAGGCATCAGCCGCAAGATCGGCGGCTTGTTCGGCCCGCGCGATCCTAGCTTCTAGCTCAGGATCAATCCCGCCCCGCTTCTTGAGTTCTTCTTCAAGCGCCTGAACCTTCGCTTCCAACTTGGTGACGCCTGCATAGTCCTTCCACCGTTGCTGTGCGGGGTCGACTTGTTCGCCACCCATCGCACCACGGAAACCAGACTCGATCCGCTCCATGCGGGTTGTGAGCTGGTTCAGGCGTTCGTCGCGTTCGCGAATCTGCGCTTGAAACTTTTTCCGCTGGGTAACATGCTCTTGCAGCGAGACCGTTCGCGGTTGCTGCCGTGGAGCCTGCTGGCCGTCCCCTTGCCCGTCACCGTGAGCCTCAAGCCCCGGATTCTGGTGTTGGTCGCCGGCAGATTCGCCTTGCTGTTCCTGTCCGTCGCCCGCGGATGATCCTTCTCCTTCTGGAAACATGGCACCCTCCATCGCCGGAGACAGCCGGCGGCTGCGTGATGGGCCACGGTCTACGTGGCTATGTCCGCCAGAATCAGTCTGGCGTGCTGTCCCGCCGAAAACGGCAGCGGGATTCGCCGGAACCCAATTATTGGTCACACGTAACGGTTACAGTTTTCGTATCTTTCCCCCTCACAAACGCGCTGTTCCCTTGAGGGCATCTAGACTCTTCGAATGTGAACGATATGGAGAACTCCCCATTCTCGATGTTCGAAAACACGTGTCCGACAGGTTTCTTGACCATAAAGGTGGCCCCTTGGCTGTCCCCTGGCACCCCATCCTTATCAATAGCCTGCACCCACCAATCATATTTCATGCCGGATTTGACCTTGACAGTCTTGGATGTTCCGGCAATGTTTCCGCAAAACGTCATCATGCTGCATTCATATGATTGGTCCTGTTCATGGACATTTAGGATGTACTGCCTGGCCCCATCGACTTCACTAAAGCGAATTTCAAGTGAGCCATCAGTAACGGTATCGCCTGGCAATGGACTGAGAATATGCGGAGCCGGGAGCTTCACACCGTGAGGAATGTCACTGGTGGTACTCAGGTACATGTGATCGGTGATGATGAGATCTTCAATGGATGGGTCGATATACTTATTGACCCCATCCCAGGTGTGTGTCATGCCCCAGGCGATGAAGGGTGAATCGGGAAAATTGAAATTCGTCAGGTTCGTCGACGGGGTATTGTTCACCCACACCTTCTTGATCCCATCGTTGCACGTGCCACAGGAGCCCAACTGAAAATACCATTCCAGCATGGTCCACACGCTAGGCCCACTGCTGGCGGCGCCCGTCGTGGAGTACATCGTCGCAACGTACGCGCATTCGGGCTCACCAATCATCGCCCGAGGATCGTAAAACCAAGACTGGCCGGAATACTGACAATTGCCGTTCCAGCCCGGAAAGAACCCGTTGTACCAAGTACTGATGGAGGAATTTTTCCCGATGAACCCGATGCCGACGAAATTCCCGGCCTGCTGCTGCATATACCCGGCAAGCTTGGTGCCCGCCTCGACGCCCGAGTAGGGATTGCTCGTCTTGTACCACATGGCCCCATAGATGTTGCGGACAGGCGGAAACTCGCCGCGAATGGAGCATCCGCCGGATGGCGGCGGATTATTCGTCCCGGCCCGCCGGCGCTCGATGTAGACCCCTGGCGCGGATTTCGGGGCCGTGCTATCTGTGCCGGCGAAGCCATCGCATCCGGGATAGATGTTCGTGAACCCGGTTGGCGGGAACGTGTCGTTGCTACTCTCTAGCAACTTAACCGCGCCAACTGGTTCATTCGGTCCACCGGAGGCGATGGCCACGGAGGGGGCGAGCGCGAGCATGAGACTGAACATAATGATGATCATTGTTGTCACCAAAGTTCCTGGCATTACTGCTTGTGACATCCGCTTAGCTTGCCGTCATCGCCACGCGTACAGTTCCAGGTTTCGGTGTGGAGCACGACGCCATCTTTCTTAAATTCCACCACGTACACGCCGGCCACTTGGGCGGCGAGCACCGCCTCAATGTTGGGATTCGAGCCAAACAGCCCCTTGACGGTTTCACACCCAGTCAATACGGAGAGAGCAAAGATGACCACGCCAAGCGCCAAAGCAGTTTTTGTAAACATGGGTTCCTCCTTTATCTGCCGGATATCGGCATGTTGATGCTCGGGTCACTCATCTGTTGACGGATCAGCTCACGCATCTGCGCAAGCTTTCGCATGATCGGATTTCCTGTACGAGTCAGCCGATTTCTCGACGGGCCTTGATCGTAAATCTCGCCTTTCCTGAGCACTTCATTGCGTTGCCGAATCGGTTCGTCCATTATCCCGCTCCTGCACCAACCATCCTTTGTTTGTGTCCACCCTTGGCGCTCGCTGCCTCAAATGACGGCTCCATGGTGCCTCCAGCCTGGGGAGGCGGACCGCCGGCCGATGGTCCGCCAGGCCCTTCAGGAGGAGGACCAGTAGGAGGCTGCATTCCTCCACCTTGAGCCATCTGCATTTGAAGTTGTTCCTTCATGACGGCCATGCCGTGCTCTTCCACATGCTTCATGAATATGGCCTGCCATTCGGCCGGCAACCGCATAAAGGCATCACTCTTCGCAAATTTCTTGTGTGCCCAAATATGAATGACGTGGTTATCGATCTGCGGACGGAAGCGGAGGGCCGACATAGTCAGCGTCTGGACTTCGGCTTGGGCCTGTTGTGATTCCTGCGTGGCCTGCTGCATCGCCATCGGATTCTGGTTGTCCATGGCCGATTGCTGCATCGCATTGACTTTTTGCACCAGTCCCGGCAAGTCATAAGCCTGGGCAATCAACAGGAACGCCTGCTCCTCTTTCGCGGCGTCCTTCATGTCGTAATCCGACTGGTTGTCGTATTTGCTCATTCCGACCGAGCGGAGGATTTGCGCCTTGTTCGCCGGATCCGTGATATCGACCAGGCCCTTGGCGATGAGGTTATCGAGAATGGCTTGTTCCGTTAGAGAAGAAGTCGGCTTCGATGAGCCGGCCTCGCACCGCATCGTCAAGGTTGTCATCGGCTCTTCCTTGAAGCGGTCTACTTCCCATTCGCCGTGCGGCCCAAGCATCCGCACCAACTGTGCAGACGACGCGTACTCTCTGGTCAGTGCCGTGGTTTGCACCGCCCACATAATCATCCCGTTTTCCCACCGCTGAAAGAGCGGCCCCCAGCGAGATTGTCCACGCTCGGTCAGCAGTTGCAGCGCATACCCCGCCGTGACGCCAGGTGGTTGGTTGCCCTTGAGCAGATCGAAGACGCTCGCCAGCTCCTCCATGTCGTTGTCAATCTTGTCGAGCCATTGCATGAGTGAGCTAGGGATGTTCTCTCCAGGCAATCGTTTCGGGTCGCCGCTCGCCGTGGAGGAAATCTGAATCGACTTCAGTACGGCCCCAGGCTGTCCGGAGAAGCCTTCGACGTCCGTACCGAATGGGACAATCCAGACCGGATTAGCAGACCGCATCGTGATCAATTCGATGAGTGATTCGAGGCGATTGCGTTGCGCTTGCTTCGGGGCGAGATCGTTCGCCGGCGTGGTGCCGATCCCGGATCCAGGGATGGGATCCATGATCAGTTGAGTAATGGGAAGGAAGCGGTTGCCGTTATGGTCGCGACATGTGAGGGTGTCTTTCTCTAAGAGCACATCCCCGCCCATGATGGCGTAGCAGCCTTCCGGGTAGTCGTCATCCGGCATGCGGACATACCAGTATTCGCTGGCATGGGGACGACCTCCTTTGCCGTAGGTAGGGCTGAGCCCGGCGCCGGATCCCATGTACGCGAGCGCATTCGAGTAATACTCCGTCATGGTGATGGACTGCCCGGCCTGTACCTTGTCGCCATTCTTCTTGTACTGCCGCTTGAAGTAGGTCAGCGGGCGACTCTTGATGATGAGGGCTTCCGACTGGCTCACCCATTGCGTTACGGTCCAGTCGGAGTAGGTTTCAAACGGGGAGGCGATTTCCGTCCTGATGGCTCCCGCCTTGAAGGTTTCGTTTTTAGGAATGCCATCTTCACCAAATGCGTAATTGATCTTCGGCGAGCCATCGTCATTGTGTCCGCTCACACCGCAATTTGGACACCCTTCCTCGAACTGAGAGGGTACCCCTTCACATTGGCATACTTGGCAACACATGAGCGGGATGTCATACGAGCCACCGCCGGCCGCATCATAGAAGTTCGCAAGGTAGCCATTGCCGGTATAGACAATCCAATTGGCAAGCATCTGACGCCACTCGCGAAAATGGGTTGATTCCTTGATCCGCTCCACAATCTGCGTGGCGGTTTCGGCTTTCGTCTTTTCGGGTTCGTCGTTTGGATCCAGCGCGCGCCACTGCAAATCAGGTTCGACGCGAAGTATCAAGGCCGAGAGGGCATCGAGGACTGAGCGGAATTTATTGGTACAGGGAGTGGGGATCCACGACTTCAGTTTCTTTTGGCGGAAGTGCCGGCCGGTCCCATCCCAGACTATCCATTGATGGCCCTGCCGGTAGAGGAGGTTGCGGTACCAGTCTCGTTCATGCCCATAGCGAAGGTAATGGTACTCCTTCTCGCATTGCTGAATGTGGGCTATGAGGTCCTGATCTGACTTCCCAGCCATAAAAAAAGGGCTACCCTCGGATTTACCAAGGCATGGCCCTTTCGTTCACAGCTTCTCGCCGTATCTAGGCTCGACTACTTATCGTCTCAATAATCCTTATGATGCCATCTTGAACGGTGAAGCGCGCCTTACATTTCACACATTTGCACTCTATATACTCTAAAACTCCTGCAAAATTCAAATAGCGCCGTCCGCAGGCTGGACAGAAGAGCGGGAAGAGCCGGCGTTGTTCATCGTCTGCCATGTAGATCCACTGGCTTGCTCGCGTCCAACTGATCGGCGTCAACAATGGTGCCATCGCCCTTATCATCCTCGTCCTTGAAGATGCCGAACAGTTGTTCCATCGCCTTCATCGAATCAACTTCGCTCATCTTGCCGGTCGGCCGAATAGAATCGTCGCCTTTGCGCGCAAGTAATTGATCTACAGCGCATTCTTCGCGCTCTCGGCTATGGCAGAGCTGGCTCTTGAGGCTCTGTATTTCCGCTTCCAGTGCCTTGATCCGCCGATCTTTCTCGTCGCACACGCGACAGTTCCACCAAGCCATTTTCAATCTCCTGCCTATAGTCCTGGCGCCCTCTGGTATACCCCCGGCTCCAGCCGGTACGGTAGGCCTCCTTGATCAGTTGTTCACGGTCCAACCGGAAGACCGGAAACCTGACATTCTCACGGAGATGAAGCCAGAGCCGAACCAGCATGTTGAGCGGTATCGGATAGCACACGGCCACCTGCAGGTGCGGCTCAAAGTACGCAAAGCCGTACCATTTAGGGAGAAGATATCCTTCCGGTATGTCCTTTTTGAGAGTCAGCATTGTGCTTAATACATTCTTCCGCGACGGCCTGCCGCAGGAGAAAGAATTCTCGGTCCTTCCGCTTGATCACGTCCTCGATATGCCGCGCCTGTTCCTCCGTCAGGTAGAATCCCTCCTGTCCAGCACAGCCGACAGACATGAAGATCAGAATGGCCACCATGTAGAACCGCACCATGCTGACTGTCAGCCTTCCGAGCCACAATTCATTCAGCACCGAGTTGCTGCATAGTTGTTCAGCCATGCCCCAATTGATGGCGCTCCATACGTTTCCTCTACAAACCCAATAGATGCTAATTCTGAACTTCCACCATGGAACAATGTGGAGCGACGTGACAGATGGCGTCCGACACCGATTCAGTATCCCGCGAAATTGTTCACCTTCATTTATCCAATGGATGAGTCTCATTCCACTTTCTCCAGAATCGGCCGGCCCAGTGGTTGCTGAAGCCCTGACAGATCCGCCTCCGTGATGTTGTGTAATTTCATCCGCTCCTTGAATTGAGGCAGATTGTACCGCCGCTGCCGTTCAGCCTGATCGATCCACGGCCAACACGCATAAGGATCATGCGCCTTGCCTCCACACATCCCGCAGTAGAAATAATAGCCGTCCATGGTTCGTCCAAGACTCATGGTGTCGCCGCTCCATGTTCTGATAGTCGAGGCGACTCCTCGCCCTCTTCATAATCCACGGCATTCATGTCATACATGTCATCCGCGAACAACGTGCGCCCTATGCACCTCCAGAAGATTCGCTCAAATCGCACATCAACGGTTGGAACGACAATGGATGGTGGAGCAGGATCGCCCGTGTCCACCGTACTGATTGGACGGCCGAGTCGATCCCAGAGATAGGCTTTCACCTCAACCTCACAATGATGCACACGAGCAGCACAATGATGGACAGCAATTCAGCTTGAACGGCAATTTGATTCGCCAGTATGTCGCTCATGAGAAAAACTCGTCGCCTCCTTCATGGTCCATCCGCTTCTTCGCATGTTCCGCGTTCGTCATGTGGATCGATGAGGCCTGTAACGCATTGCTCGCCTTGCCGTCGATCTTAAAGCAGTGGATGTAGATGTACCTGAGCGCATCCATAACGTGCTCATACCAACCGTCTTTTTTCGCGGAATTCTTGAGCCGGCCTTCGGTATCCTTCCCGGTCGCACTGACGTCCAACTTGTACCCGCCGGCAAACCCATCGATCAGATCCTCGTTCTCGCGGAAGTCGATGGCTAAGGCCGGCTCGCCATCTTCGCGGACGATGAGGGATTTCTCCATCATCTTCCATCCCTCTTCATTCGCGGACCAGCGATAATGCAGGTTGATCTTGAACTCCACGAGTAGGATCTCTGTTGTCGCGCCCTTATCGGTCTCCTGCGCGCCGGCAGGATCCCCGCAGTCAATGACTTCCGCATTCGGCCAGCGCATCTGTGTTTCGGAGAGCACATACGGGGCAAAGTCCCAGATGGTCCGCTGCGTTTCGATGAACGATCGGAGGACTCGGAGGCGGTTCTTTTTATCCTTCTGCGCGAAAACCACTGAGGGATGCCCGCGGCCAAAGTCCCAACCACGAATGATCGGCAGAGAGGGATCATAGTCCACTCGCTTAACGTGAGTATTCCGGCTGAATGCAGGAAAGAACGGCTCGCCCTCGGAAATCGTGAAGTCGATTTCCATTTCCCGCTGCCAATCGCGGGTGCTGTACTTCTCTTTCTCTGACGCAATCCATTTGTCTCCGTCTTCGGTCCCTGGCCGCTTGCGGGGATCCGCCGAATAGTGAATAGCGACCACGCGCCACTGCTTGGGCGTAAACCACGACCACACGCCCGGCATGGGATGTTCGACGTTATGTGGAACTTTGATCCCGTTCAGGACATGTGGCGGGATCCCGCCTGGCTTCAGGTTGGGAACGTCTTTGAGGTCAGAGAGATCAACGGGCTTTGGTTTCGCGCGGCGGTCGGCCTCGCACATACGGCAATAGGTGTACAGGCCGTCTTTCGACGCGGAGTTCTTTTTGAAGTCCGTGCCTGGCAGGTTACGCTGACAGGCCGAACACGTCTTCCACTGCATGACCGTTTCGGTCGGCATCCTCAACCACCCACCCTTTGGGAATCAGGCACTGACAACCGACAATGGGATGCTCGGCGATATAGAACTGATCGCCAACTGGTTTCCCATCGGCAGAGACGCGCCCGAACAGCGGGGAATTCCACGTCACCACCACGGCATCCACCACGCCATGACGAAACAGCCAATCGCGAAGGCGAGCAGCACCCACTCAAGTCCGTCTTCGAGCGGCCATCGCCTCACGGCGCTGCCTCCGTTTCTCTTCCAGTCGAGCTTTGATCTTGTACTGTCTTTCTCGCGCCCGCTTCCGCTCCTGCTTGATTGGCAGTTGCTCGCGGTACTCCGCTTTTTCGGCTTCCGACTTCACCTGTACGCCAGGATCAGGCTCTATAAGCGTTCGGTCTCGATAGCCACTGGCGGGGGGGCAATAGTCGGTACGATGCCCGCAGTTAATACACCGTTCTTCCCAGGATTCTTTCACGAGAAACCCGTTGCAACGTGGACAGTTCATTACCAATTCCCTGCTATCAACCCTTCCTGAATTCCTCCCAAGTTCGCCGAGGACATGTAGATCGCCTGACCGACGTCACCCAACGCCGGTGCCATCGCGCGTAAGCTCGCCTTCGCTTCCGGCTGAAAATTGCATTCATCCGCCACAAAGCGCCGAATGGTATGCATGCGGACCACATCGCCCCCAGAGGGGACGCCATGGATCCGAGAATTCTGCGTGATCAATTCCAGCTTCATTTTGTTTTCCCGTTGCGGCGGTTGCTTGGGCCGGATCTTTTGCAGCCACCCAGGCAAGTGGTTATAGAGAAAGAATTCCCGCTCCATGAACGCAATCGCGTCATCCTCGCGTTTCGTCTGGTAGATCGAGAGCTCGGTTTTGTTGAGCAAGGCGCAGGCTACGAGGAAGGCGGCGGTCAACCACGTCACGAGAACTTGGCGGCTCTTCGGGACAATCAGGAGCCGGTACGTTGCGTATTCATTCAACAGATACCGGCAATATGGCTCATCCATGATCGGGAAGTAGCCATCAGCCCGGTGTTCGTCGCGGGTGACAAACCAGCCGGATTTCAGGATCATGTTGGGGATGCTCTCGCCCCACTTGGCGAGGGTTTGTTCGGCCACACTCATTCTTTCCACGGCGGAATGCGCGCAGTGAGCATCCGCTCCATTCTCCGGCGGGTCTGGTGGCTCTGCCGCATCTTCCGGAGCATGGCCCTGTGCGCGTTCTGGTGCTCCATGTAGCGATCACCAAAGGCCATCGGCTCCGCTGGACACGCCCGCTCTTGGGCGATTTCCGCTACGCGGTCCAGATCATCCCGGGTCAAACACCCGCTTGAGCGAAACTCTTTCGCGAGATCGAGATCCGGTGCCGGAGCGGCGTCCTGGTCCTTTGGGATACATGCGTAGGACACAGGTTCTCGGTCGCATCGACCCAAGATAAAACTTGCCACCGTCGCGAACGCACCCACCAAAAAGTTACGTCGGCTCAAATTCATCATAGAAAATCTCCGGTGAATAGAGATCGAACTGCCCATCGTTCGACTTGATGACGAAATCCCCAACCCGCGGCTTTGCCATCCCGCACGGCGTGCGAATATAGAACCGCTCACTCTCAACCAAATGTTTGGCCGATTCCCCATATGGCCCATAGAGAAAGCGCGCCATCTCCGCAAAGCTCTTGCCATCCCACTGCATCGCTTCGACGGTATGCTTCCGGCGATAGGTCATGTCGTATGCGCTCGCCTAAACATGGACGGCCGCAGTTTCGACATAACCAGTCTCCCGAGAAGCCTTGGATTTATCTGAATCACGCGGGAGGCGGCATCCGTCGCCGCCTTCTTCACCGCGGAGACCAACCCCAAGCGAATATGCTTGCAGTAGTAGCAACTGTTATCGCAGGAGCGGACCTTGTGGGCTTGCCACGCGGACGGCTTCCCCAGCAACCGCCGATAGCCGGCACGGACCACCGCCCTCCGTTCGCTTTTGATACTCATGCAATGTTCCCCGCTCTAATTCTTGCTTCCCCAAATTCATGGTAGTCAGAATTGAAGCAGGAGCATTGCGCCCGCCGTGCTTCAAACTCGGTGAAGTCGTTCGCATCCTTGACCGTCGCCATCGACACGCCAGCCCGCACGGTATGTATGCCGGCGCGCAATTCCGAATAACCGCGGCACGAGATATGTTTCACTGCCTTGTACACCCGGAGCCATGGCTTGCGCGGCACCGCGAGACACCCGGGACGAGTCCATACCCACGGGCCGGTCCGTTCACGAGGAATCCAGGCGCTCCCAGCCTTGTACGACTGCATCGTGTAGGTCCACGCATCGAAGACATGATCGTCACGGATAACGATCTGATTGTATGCGCGCACAAAATCTGTCGTCAGTGGACCGAATGACTCAGGTGGAGCCGGCATGCGCCTCCTCCTCTTCATGCTTCGGGGTGACATTGAGAATGGCGGAATCCCGCTTCAACTCCTCATCCAATTGCTCCTGTCCGCCCTTGATCGCGTCTTTCAACAACTCGTTGGCTTGCTCTTGCTGGAGGTGGGAGACTTTGGCGAGATCAGCCAGATCCTTCGGGGAAATCTTCATCTTCTTCAGAAACTTCTCATCATCGACGCGGCGCTCCACTTCGGTCAGGAGCTTACTCATGACGCGCACCGTCCGGCCGGCATTCTGCATCGAGAGATTGCCGTTCTTGATCCGCTCGATCGCCAGGGATTTTTGAAACGCCTTGCCGGAGATAGCGTAGGCAACCGTACGTTCCGAGACCCCCTCGCGCGCGGCAATCTGCTTGACCGGGACGCCCTTCTTCCGCATCCGCTGTATCCGCCGGGTCCGAGGATCTTGCGGCATCCGTCACAGAACTCCTCTCTCTGCAACGCTCATTCTGAAGGAGACACCGGAACCATTCTGTTGTGTGTAACAGCCATCTATCACACCCCTGTGAGCCATGTCAAATTCTTCTTGCACACAGGTCAAATCACTGTTCAAAATCTGTCGTACGAAAAAAAAGTTCGCGCGCCAAAATTTTTCGGACTTTCAGAGGGTTCCAAATTCTTGACGCTCGTAAGTCGCACTTCTCAACTTGACAAGCCTTTTCTCAACTATGCTATACAATCCTCCGCTACGCTCCGGATCACTTGTGTTCAGAAACACAAGGTTTGCCCTCACTCCTCTACTCGAACGCCTCAAGAGAACCCTCAAGAGAACAAGGTAGCGCGCTGCGGCGCGCCCCATGCCAGCCAAGCTGGCGGTTCAAAACCCGAGTTTTTCACTGGTCAGTCAGAGCGGAAATCCCATAACCAATGGGAGTCCCCCCCCCTGATTTTCTCTTACCTCTTCTCTCCTCCCCTCCTCCCCATCCGGGAAAGACGGTCTTTCCCTCTCCGACCCACACTCCTTCCGAACGTCTGAGGGCGACACTGAACAGGGAGGAACGCACTGGACAAGAACAAAGGACCTGCGGTACTCGGAGGATCGGAGTGAGCCGGGGACGGCTCAAAGGGGAAGACACGACTCCGGCTCCGAGGTAGGCGGCTAGCCTACCCGCCGTCTGCGCACGAATGAATGAGCCGTGCGGCGAGCACGCGCGGAGCGCTCTGCCTTGAGACAGAATGAAGATGTGCACAACCTGTTGATAAGCTGTTGACAGAAACAGTGAAAATGGAGAAGAGTGTAAGGGAATTGCGAGGTTAGCCTGTGGACTACCAACAGCAGATGACCAATGAGATGATGAAGAATCAGGAAGACCCGTGGGTTTACCGGCGGTATCAGGAGAAGATAGGCCGGACGTTGGGCTTGCCCTGTCCGCAATGTCGGATCAGGGGCGTATCGACCTATCTCAAGAGCCGGGCCGAGCTCAGGGATCATCTCCGAGGGCATACGCGCCGGCAGCAATTCTTTCAGGAGCGGTAATGGATCGCCTTAGAGTCTTACGACCAGACGAGGAAGGCCGGACGCCTGGATGTATGGAAATAGAGTTCGCGGTCCACCACTTGGAGATTGTCCGGCACGATAAAGAATGGCGAGCTCGAATCGTGCTCGCGAAGGATGGGAACACCCTTGAAGCCTACCTACCTCTGGCCGACGCCCAGCGTTTGCAAATCGGCCAAACCATTCAGTCATCGCTTCCCCGCGTACTTCTGCGCCCACAGGCCGCGCGCAATCGGATCCGTGGCCGGTGGGCGCGGGGGGACGACTTCCATGACCGTCGTCGGGTGGGCGCTATCGTCGTAGTTCCCCGCCAGGATTTTCGCGAGATTCTCCGGTCCGGTGGACCAGAAGAGATTCGCGCGAAAGACGGGCCTCCCGTTCGTGGGAGCCGCCTGGCCGGTCAAGAATTTCGACTTCCGCACTTCTGCGAAGAACGCCTCCCACCACCCAGACGATTTCTCACGCTGAAGCCCGTTGAGGCGCGTGGCGAGTTTTCCCACCACCTGCTTACACGGTTTCACTCCGGCAATCGCATTCCATCCCTGCACGATGTCCTCGACTGTGGCGGTGGTCGCCGTCGCTTTCTTTGTGCCTCCCGAAGGGAGGCTTTTCTTTTCTGTCTCTGTCTCTGTCTCTGTCTCTGAGAGAGCATTTTCGTGCAAGATGCTAGCGACATGATTGCGCGATGCTAGCAATAAACCTGAACGATAGAGCGGAGTTAGGTCAATTTCTGACTGGTCCATGTGCAATTGGCGGGCAATCCATGTGCAGTCGTTGGGCACCCTGTTGGCATGCCGTGCGCATAAGATGAGCAGCCCGAGGTACAGATATTTGCCGCTCGTGGGCAGTTTTGAGAAGGCATAATCGTCGAGGAGTGAGTTGTAGAGTTTGATCCAGGGGGGGGCTGCGATGTTTGTAATGTTGGTACTTCTCGAAGTTCTTGATGGAGAGAAATTTTTGGGCCATCACACCTCCGCACTACTACTACCTAGTGATCGTCTGAATGTGGCGAGGAGTCGTGCGGCGAGCGGGGAAATCGGGTGCATCCCCATCTCCCACCGCGTGACGGTATTTCTTGAGACGCCCAGTTCCTGGGCCAGGCGCGCTTGCGACCAGCCCAGGCGGGCGCGGAGGGCTTTCAGGTGTGCGTTGGTCATTCTATTTCGCGTAGCGAGGAAATGGATTTTTGTGTCCAAATTCGAATGTAAGCTTATACATGTCGATCCTCCTTTTTTACTCTACCCAATCTTGTATCAGTCGATCCTTTTTAGCAAAATGGCTTGCTGCGATTTCAAGCGCGAGGCGAATCGCCAAACGATGGCACGCCTCGCGCGTCGCAACATTGGCGCGGTATTCCGTGTACTCCACCCGATCGTCGTCGCTCGGTAACGGCGGTATCGGACTGGGATCAATAACTCCCTGCCACTCAATTTCAGATGACGACGCTGGCACGTACGGATCGACGATAGAGACGCTGTACAAGCCGCCGTCCGCGCCACGCGTGACCAGTGAAAATGGGCCAAGGCGCCACTGAGAGGCCCCGCCTTGCGTACGGTGACATACGAGTAGGCCTTGAATCTCTGCATACCGTGACCCCAGGCGTTCGCGGCCACCTTCTCCGCCGACATGCACGGCGATTTCGCGGTCAGTGTCACCATACTCCGAGCATTGCTTGAGCTCATGTATCGTGACAATGCGATATTGGACATCAGCACGATCAGCGAGCGAATCCATTGCCGCTATAAATCTTTTTATATGCATTTATCTCCTCCTTCTTTTCGATGGAATTTCACTGACCCCGATATCGCGAATTGTAACGATGTACCTCTTGTTGCGTCGCCGCTCGGCCACTGACGGATCTCGCTCAGTCGCGAGATTGGCCTTCGTGGTCTTCCCGGCGACGCGGCGGGCATTTCTTAGTGCTTCGGACCAGTTCTCGGCGTATGCCAATCTTGAGCTGACATCAAGGTAGCGGGGAGACGGGTTTTTGTGTCCATACTCGAATGTAAGCCTATACATGATTCTCTCCTCCTTTTGGGTGATTCGCTTCGCCGCATGGTCTAAGTATATGCTACGCCGCGTAGCACTGTCAATATGAAATATGCACCGCAACATTAAAAAAATAGGCGTGTAAAATCAATATGTTACGTGCGTTACGAACGAGGCTTCACCCGTCTGCCGCTCCAAAAAGCCCCCGGACCGTTTGACCGATCCGAGGGCTTATCTACCCTTCAGAGTACTTTACCTTTCCGCCGTCCGAATCCGGAACGGCTCCGCGTCCGGCATGCGATTCAGGATTGTGCAATTCGACGCCTGGTAGGCCTCCAGGTGAATGACGACCTGCCGGCCATTGTCGCACGTCGCATGGACCCACATCGGGCCATGGATCTTCGCGGCACAGCCGGCCAGGTAGAGCAATCCGAGGAGCGCCGCCAGGGTCCACCAGAAATCTTGGCTCATTTCTCACCATCCTTTCTCGTGATCCCATTGAACGGCGACGAATGCCGCGAGCGCTCGAGCTCGTATTGCACCGCCGCATACACGGCGACACACCAGACAATCACCACCGCACCGTACAGCCACATGGCCCAATCGCTGATCATGGCCGCACCATCCTTTCCATCCAGGCTTGGTAATTGGTGACCGTCACCGCTGGCTTAAGGTCGATTGGATGACAGCCACCCCACCACCACGCCAAAGCCGTGAAGACGATGGCGAGGCCCGAGCCGATCATAATTTCAGTCAGTACGCTCACCTTCACGGCTTGGATTTCCTCGCGTGTTCGAGAGAGCGGCCCGAGGCCGTCTTGATCCTGGTTATTCATGATTTCGCCTCGCTGTTCTGCTTGTGGTACAGATGGGCACATGATTCCACCATCTCAGAACAGCCGACCGGTAAACTCCTGCACGTCCGCCGGATAGGCCGGGGGATCGACCGATACAACCCGATCCACCGTGCGGGACGCCAGGAAGGCCCGGAGGCTTTCTGCCTTTTTGTGTTTCATGGTTTCGCAGTGATCGCACAGCTGGCCGTTCCCGTCGACGCGCGATAACTGGCACTTCGAGCAGAACGGACGGTTCAACGACTCGTGAAATTCTTTGATCAGTTTTTCTAGGTTATCCATTAACCGTCTCCTTCGCGTAACTGTTCATGTACTGGTGGCAGTCTTTCTCAATGACTTTGAGCCAGTGAATGAGCCGCGCACATTCCTTTGTAGTCTTGGGAAATTGTCCGCCCCAGTACACTTCCCCGGTGCTATCAATGGCGACGAGCGCATAGCCGGAGACTTCCCGACCAATCGGCTTCAAGGCTTCGAGCCTCAGAGCCTTCCATCGCGTAATGGAATCGTTTTCAAGTGTGTAATCCATTGTTCCTCCGTGGAAAGTGGAGCGGTGGCCGAAGCCACCGCTCCTGCTTGACGAACTTTGTGATTAGGACGCGACCAACTCCATGAGCTTGCCGGCCTTAGTTTCCAGTTCGGTCCGCTCGTTGGCGTAAGGAATCGTCCTCGCGTGAGCAGTCAACCCTTGGATGACGTTCCAAAGGCTCTTGGCTTCGCCTTCTTCCGCGTTCGCCGAGGCTACCGCCGACTTGGCCACCGACGAGGTAAAGCCCCGCGCCTTCAGACCATCGCAAGTGCCGTTCCAGAAAATAACTTTTGTAAGTTGTTGTTAATCCTTTAACATGTATTGCACACTTGTAAAATAGAGGTTGCACGTTCGCCCCACTGAGGCGCAAATGTGCCACAGTATGATACGATGATGGTGTGCAAGCCATTGAAAAATGTGATTATGTAAGACAGGAACAAAAGATGCTTTATGTCTATGTGAGAGCAACGGGAAGGGAGGTCGAAGATGCTCCTCTCGTACTTTCTGATCCTCGTGCTGGCCTGGCAAGAGTGTTCGGTCTTGGTCGGCCCGTTCCCTGAGCGATCGGCCTGCATGGATGTACAGGAATGGCTTGATCGACGGGGCTACGAGACTGGTGGATGCTCAGTCCTGCCGATTCCGCAGGAGGCGATTATGGTCCGGGTAGGAGATTTACCATGAGACCAAACGTCAGGGCGTACCATTGCAGCCTGTGCAGGAAAATGCATGCGATCGACCAGGACGCCGACCATGACGCCGCGGCCATGCTGATGAGGAGGGTCAAAGTCTACCCCACTCGTTCCGAGTGGATAGGCTACGTTCTGGTGTCCGTCGCCGTGATAGGACTGCTATGGCTGGCTACTCATTAGACCGCACCTACGAGCCTGGGCCGTTCGATATCCGCCCATGCCAGAATTGCCATACCGATTGCTTCCCATTTCCACACGAGAATTCTCCCCTGTGCTCCTCGTGCTGGTATGACGCGCAAAAGGAAATAGAGTCATCCTGGGAAGCGGGAGGCTCCGGGAAAGGAGGCGCGTGAAAAGGTGCGCCTCTTGCGCGTGAACCTATCCGGTCTCAACCATTCCGTGACAATCCCATCTCACCACGCCGAATAGCGAATTGACTGCAACAAGCCCGTCGCTTTCGAAAACGTACAGTCTACTTGGTCTCCACTGGAAGGCAGATCCACATAGACCGGCATCCAGGCCATGTCCATGTTGTTGACGCTGCTGAACATCGGCGCCGGAACGGCTTGCATCCCACCACGATCATAGACGGTACGCCAGAGGGCTGATGTGAGGGTCTCACCCTGAACGATACTCGTCGGCTGTCCCCAACGTTGTATCGCTTGGTCGAACGTCAGTCGGCCAATCTGCTGATTCAGGCGTGCTTGTTTCTGCTGAACCGTTTCCGCCGGCGCCGCCGGTGTGGGCAATTGACTCGCACACCCTATGAGTGTGAGAGAAAGGAGGACATACGCGAGCACGAGGACGGCGATGAGTTTCAACGGGATGTTGATCTTGATTGTGTACATGCTGAACCTCCTGTTCTTTTAAGGACCAATAGCGATCCGCGTTTTTCTGAACCTCTGCCGCGATATAGTCGTAAGGCAGTTGGATATAAATATCGGTGACAGACTCTTGCATCCGATGATTCAACATGGCCTTCACCAGTCGAGTATCTTTGGTATGCATATAGACTCGGCTCGCTAAGGTGCGGCGAAAATCGTGAAGGGTAATCCCTTTGAGACCGATGCTCTTTCTGAAATTCCGCCACGCCTTACCGGCCCCGTCACGACTCCAACAACGATCGTATTGACCAGGGAAGACCCACGGGCTTGTATCGGGGAGCGCCATCAATGCCCGCATCACTTGATGCGGGACAGGCATCATATGGGGATCCCCGTTCTTGGTCGTTGGCTTATGCCAACAGCCTTGCAGCGCGTCCAAATCCTCCCACTTCACCATGCGCCCCTCACTCATCCGACACCCACAGCACACGACCAGGGCGAGGTAAGTCGCGAGCTTTTGATAGGCGGTCTCCATCGCGCGTAAGATCAACCGCAATTCATGATCCGTTAAGACCCGCTTGCGGCTGCGTGTCGGATGCCGGCAAATGCCGCTGGCTGGATTGTCCGTCTCCCACAGCGCGCGCGTTCCCGTCGCATCCGGCGTGACTTGCGCCCACCGATACATGGATTTCAGGAATTGCAGGCCCTTGTTTGCCTGACTCGGCGTGGACGCTTTCGACAGATGCCACTGCTTGAGCTCGAGCCGTGTCTTATGATGGGCCCACGTGCGAAAATACTGCCGGTACATCCGCTGATACCATTTTAGCGATGGCTTAGATGCAAGACGCTGCGCGAAGTACAAACTGGCGAGATCAGGGAACGTCATAATTGTGCGAGCCTCCAAAAGTAGTGTGACGCGCGTTATGACATATCGTATGGCTTAACGCTACTCAGCGAACTCACTAGGCGCTCATTGAAATTTCTACGTGGACGCCTACTATGGACATTCTCCATCACTAGATACAAATGGCCCGTCATGGTCCGCGTTCGGGACGCGGGAGTCGGAGGTTCAAATCCTCTCGCCCCGACCACCATCATCCACATCGCGATACCCTTTCTTTTTCTACCGAGCCACACTACAACACCCGACCTGTATAACCCCCACTCAAGCAGCGTTAGTGCCTCCGTCCGGGTCGGCCTTGAGTAGGTTGCTGAATCTGTTGCAACAACGGCGGCAGGACCACCGGCTTCTCTTCTTCCTTCACATCGTACAGCATCTCCAGACTCGTCACGATTTCATCCGAAAACGTGCGCCCGTTCTGCTGCGCGTACTTCGCGATCGTCTCGCGTAACCGCTCCGTGCAACGGAAGTGACCGTAACTCCATTTCCGTTTGCGCTCTTTGATTGCCACGGCTGCCATAGTCTTTCACCCCCTTTCTCCTTTGTCGTCTCAGCAATGACACAACAGTAACAAGACGCTCACGACTAGTCAACAGACATTTATGCACAGTCCATCACGCTATGAAAAACAATCACTTAGCTAGGCCCATCCGGCCCTATTGACAGTCTATGCACAGAGGAGTAGATATCTGTTCTATAGTTATTGCACATCTATTTCACATCTTGAAAGGGGGGAGATGCACAATGGTGACGGGCACAGCGAAAGGAAAGGTGAACGCGAAGAAGCCGGACAAGCCGGCACTCACGTTTGAGCTTGACGGTGAGCTTAACGCGATGATTGCAGCCGAGCATGATCTGATTCCGAGCAAGAGCAAGGGCATGATCATCCGGCAACGGCTCCATCAGAGCTATCAAGATTATCCATTGCCGGCGTTTGCAGGAAAGGAGCGGAGCGATGACCGAGACGAACTCTGAGATCATCGAGATCAACAGTCCTGACGATGCCGCGAAACTTGTAATCCGGACACTCGATACGATCCCGAAAGCGATCAAGACCAAACAGGAATACGAAACGTATTTCTCTGAGCTTGCCGTTGCGAAGGTCAGGATCTCGAAGGTGGAGGGCTTCTTCGAGAAGCTACGGAAGCCGTTCAACACGGCACTGAAGGAGAACCGGGAACAGGAGAAGAAGATTCTTGAACCGCTTGCCATGCGCTACAAACATCTCAAGAATCTGTGCGACTCGTTTTTCCTGACACAGCAGGCGGAACAGCGGCGGAAGCAGGAGGAGGAGAACCGCCGCAACGAGGAGAAGCGCCGGCAGGCTGAAGCGAAAGGCAAGGATCCAGACTTTGTGAAGCCGGCCAAGGTGATCGAATCGAAGGCGCCGGCCAAGGTGGAAGTTGCGCCAGGCGTGACCGTCTCGATGAAGATGGACAAGCATTTCGAGCTGATCGAATCCGGCGTGACGAGTCGAACGCTGATCGATGATCCAAAAACCAAGATGTACCGGGACGACAAAGGCATGCAGGGCATCCCGGACAATTGTTGGCAGCTCAACCATACCCGGCTGCTGGACATCATCAAGGCCGGCGTGAAGGTTCCAGGTGTCAAACTGATCGAGTTGCCTGGAAATCGGGTGAATGGGTAATGGGCGCATATACCAACATAGAGTGGACGGACGCGACCTGGAACCCTGTCACGGGCTGTACCCGTGTCTCCGAGGGATGCCGGAATTGTTACATGGCGCGCGTCGTTCCACGGCAGAAGCAGGATCCCTGGACGGTAGTCCTGCATTCTGACCGGCTGAACCAGCCGCTGAAGTGGAGGAAGCCGAAGCGAATTTTTGTCAACAGCCTGTCGGATCTGTTCCATGAGGACGTGCCGGATGCGGTTATTGATGGGGTGGTAGACGTGATGTGTCAGGCCGATCAGCATACGTATCAGATCCTCACGAAACGGCCGGAGCGGATGCTGGCCTACGCCGAGAGTCGCGAGTTGCGCGCGCTGGATCATGTATGGCTCGGCGTCTCGTGCGAGAACCAGGCGACGGCGGATGCACGGATCCCGATTCTGTTACAGACGCCGGCGGCGGTCAGGTTCATCTCGGCCGAGCCGTTGTTGGGGCCGGTGGACTTGGATGGATACTTAGGCGATGACCTTGCGATCGCTGAATATGAGTATGGAAGTTTTCAATATGGGCAGGGCCTCGATTGGATAATTGCAGGTGGAGAGTCCGGACCAGGGGCGAGACCGATGCATCCAGACTGGGCCAGGTCGATTCGGGACCAATGCCGAGCGGCGGGAGTCCCGTTCTTTTTCAAACAGTGGGGCGAGTGGGATCAAGGGCTATTCCCCACGCGCCATGGCAAAGGTGGAGGGATGAAACATCCTGCATTGCTAGATGGAAAGGAGTTTAAGGAGTGGCCGAAATGATCGAAGAACATTTCCGTGGCATCCGCGGCTATCGAGAAGGGAGCGGGCTGAAGAAATGGTATCCATCTGTTTCCGCCGTTCTGGACGTGCTGGACCCAGCACCGATGGAATGGATTGACCAGGCCGACCTAGATGAGGGGACGGCTTGCCACAAGGAAACCGAGAACGCCTTGACGTTGCTGCGCGACGGACAAGATCCGTTCACGGCGATTACTCGTCCGCGCGTTCGAACCTTTGTGGACTGGTTCCTCAAGCAGGGCTTTCTCATTGAGGCCATCGAGAAACCGGCCATGAGCAAGTCCTACTGTTACGCCGGAACCCCTGACATTGTGGTGCGCGACAACATCAAGAAGGGCCACATCTTGGACGCCAAGTACGCCGAAAGCGTTCAAGGGAGGTATCTCTTGCAGGTGGAGATGTACTGCCACCTGGATATCTACAAAGGCTACTCAGGCTCCATTGTTAGGGTGAGCAGAGCCGGAGAGCTGAAGGTCCTCCCGGTGAAGTCGGATCCAGGCAATTGGGCTGCCTGTATATCGGCCGTTGGGGTTCTCCGTTGGAGGCTCCGATGAACCAGAACGGCTTGACCGACGAAGAAACCACTGAGGCCATCCGCATCATGCGTGAGGATAAGGCGCGATATCTTGCCAAGTTGGAGTCAGATCCGCCCGTCATGGTGGCCGATGAAGAAATCCGGCAGGCGATTGCCTACGCCTACTACACCATGACCGAAACGGTGAGTGGCCAGGACATGGCCAGCCACAAGATGCCAGAGAATGAATCTAGGATGTTTGCTCACATGCTGGACGCCCATCTGTATGACGTCATGGAAAGGCTATACGCCTATCTGACCAGAAAAGAAATGGAGCGCCGCGAACCCACGCATCTCACTGTGAACGCCAAAGGAGGCACGGCATGACGACCGCAGTAGCGACACGAGAGAAACGCGCCTTAGTTCCACGCTGGAGCAAGGCCCAACTGGAATTGCTGAAACGAACCGTGGCCAAGGGCACCACTGACGATGAATTCTCGCTCTTTCAATATGCCTGCAAGCGGACAGGCCTGGACCCGTTCATCAAGCAGATCTACGCCATTAAGCGATGGGACAGCCAATCCAATAGCTACGTTATGGGGATTCAGACCGGCATCGACGGCTACCGGCTGATCGCCGACCGGACCGGGCAATACGCCGGAAGCGATGAACCAATATATACCCTGGACCCTAACGAGACATGGCATCCGTTCGAAGCGAAGGTAACGGTCTGGAAAATGGTTGCAGACGAACGTAGAGCGTTTACGGGCGTGGTTCGATGGTCTGAGTATGTGCAAACAAAAGATGGACATCCCATCGGCCGATGGAAGGATATGCCGTTCAACCAGTTGGCGAAATGCGCAGAGGCTCAGGCCTTACGCAAGGCTTTCCCTGCCGACCTTTCAGGCATCTATACCCATGAAGAGATGCCTACGATCGACATCGAGGTAGTCAACGAGACATCCGTCCCACCTGCGGAACAGCCGAAGGCCGAGGATCTGACGTCCGGTGTTTTGGTAGCCTATTCCACGGGCGACTCGAAATCCAAGCCCAAGAGGCCGCACCGGTTCACATTCAAGACAGACGCAGGCGCCGAGATTACCTTGACGGCCTGGGAGCGGCCGGAAACGCTGCGCGGCGATACCATGCCGCTCGGCCGACGCTGCCAGTTCAAGTACGAGGAGAAGCGGAACGACAAGAACCCGAACAACCCCTACCGCAACCTCACGCATTTTGCCTTGGAGGAAGTCACACCGGAGAAGGAGCCGGCATCGGGCCAATCCGAGAGCCAGGCGGCGCCGGCGGACGAGGGATCCACGGTGCCGGGCGAGGATCGGACCGTTGATATGCGGGCGCTCTTGGACGAGAACAAGAACAACCCGCAGATGCTTCAGGACCTCTACAACACGCTGAGCGCGGACATGAAGAAGCACGGCTACACAGAGGATGAGCGGAAACGGGTACAGGATCATTTCCTAAAGCTTAAACAGGAGGCTACGAAGAAATGATCATTTCAGTAGACCCAGGCCTCCATGGAGCCGTGGCCTGCTTTACCGACGCCGGGGAGTTTATCGAAGTGTTTGATATTCCAGTGATGCAGTCCAACGGGAAGCAAGCCTATGTCAAGAATGTGGTCAACGCTGGCGGCTTGGCAAAGCGGTTGCCGGCGGTCCCGATAAGCCTTGCCTTTGTCGAAGCGGCGACGGCGATGCCTGACCAGGGAGTGTCCTCTGTCTTTTCCACTGGGCATACCTTTGGCTCTATCACGAGCGTTCTTGCCGTGATGGGCATCCCTTACCTCATCGTCCGGCCGCAAGAATGGAAGAAGCATTTCGGCCTGAGCAGGGAGAAGGAAGCGGCCAGGGCCAGAGCCATCCAGCTCTACCCAGCCGCGACCACCTACCTGGAACGAAAGAAGGACCACAACCGTGCTGAGGCGATTCTGATTGGACGATTCGGCATCGAGAAGCACAATATAGATTAGGAGGAATTCATTTATGGCTAATGACTTAGAACCACTGAGCCACAGCAAGACACTGACCCGCTACCTGGCAGTCCCATTAACGGAGGAGCGGAAGAAGGAACTCCACGAGGAAATTGTTACGTCCATCAATGATAAGAGGCGGCTCGAAGATGTACTTGATGACATCGTAAAGAACAACAAGAAACTGATAAAGTCGAGGGAGTCTAAGATCCAGGAAAACGCGGAAATTCTCACCCAAGGACATACGATGATTTGCGTAGTCTGCAACCAGGAAATAGACTTCGGCATGAACACTGTGCGGATCATTCGGAACGATACCGGTGAAGTGGTCGAAGAACGGGCCATGACGGCCCAAGAGCGCCAGCAGCTCATCGATCAGCGGGACGAGCCCATGCCGATGGGGCAGAAAGGGAGCCGGAAGAAATGACAAACTATCCGCTATCGTGGCCGGATGGATGGAAGCGGCAGAAGTACCGGAAGGATGCCATGTTCTATCGGGAATCGATGGGCCAGTTCGGGAAGAAGAAGGACAAGCTCTCGATCGCAGATGGCGTGGAACGGGTCTGCTATGAGCTCGGGCGCCTGGGCATTTCGGCCAACAATGCGATCATTTCTACTAATGTTCAGCCCCGCCTGGATGGGATGCCGCGCTCGAATCAGAGCGAGCCAGCCGACCCTGGCGTGGCCGTGTACTGGAAGAGTAAAGGCCGAAATCAAGTGATGGCGGTCGATCGGTATACCCGCGTAGCGGACAACCTGGCCGCCATCGCGGCGACCTTAGAGGCGATGCGGGCGATTGAACGGCATGGCGGCGCACAGATTCTTGATCGGGCCTTCCTAGGATTTCAGGCTTTGCCGGCCCCGGTCAACTGGCGGCACGTGTTGCAGGTCGCGCCTGAAATCACCGGCTCCACTGCCCTGATGGTGGCACGAGAGGCGTATAAGACCTTGGCGAAGATCCATCATCCCGATCTGGGGGGATCATCAGAAAAGATGGCTGAACTCAACCGCGCGATGAGCGATGCCGAACGGGAGGTACAACCATGACCGACCTCTATGAATCCTTGCAGCAGCGCCTGGCCGAGGTGGAGCGTCAAAGCGCCATGTACGCTGAGAATTGTACCAACAAGATTGAACTCTGCCTAGAGTTGAGGCACGTGCTTCGTAAGGCTGCCTATGAACTGAACTCTATTCGGGCGCGAGATGGCGCACCGCAGATTATTTATTGGGATCGTGGAAGACCGCTACAAACGGATGCCTGTGATTCCCAGTATTTTGACAGCTTGGTTGACGAATGTTTTGCGGTATTGCAAAAAGCCGATGATAGCTTGGAGGCAAAGCCATGACGGACACGCGGGCATGTGGTGCCTCCTTATTTGTTCGCCTTCTCTACTGCCTTCTCGGCCGCTTTCGTCAGTTCATCCCGGAGTTCTTCCCGGAGCCGCGGTCCGACCGCGCTGCGCTTGTCCTCATCTGTGGTAATCGTGGCGATGGTCAACCGATCGACCGCGCGAGCCAATTCAGCATGATCAACCCGCATGTAATAGAACCCGCCAAAAAAGACTATTATAGTAATGAGGAAGAAGACGGCGATCATCGACCTGTCCCCGGAAGCCTTGAGCTTCGCCGGCCCTGCCTGCATTTCCAGCCCGTTTCCGTTTCCTTCCGTCATTAAAACCACCTTTTCAGTATGGTGCCTTCGGTTGAAATTCGACGTGCCAATGCTCATTGGGAGTTCCAACATCCTCAAGAAGAAAATCAAAGTCTTGTCCGAGAAAGACCCGCATTTCGTCTCGGAACTTGTACCGCGCCGCTAGGGATGGGAATTCCTGTATCTCAAGATCCGCGCCGAGGCCGTTATAGTGGAAGCTGGCTTCCATGTGGACCCCATCAATCCCATGACTCAGTGTGGCCGATAGTCCTCGCATGATGCACTGTGAAGCTAAGACGGTGAGGCCGAGAACAAGTTCGGGCCGGAGACCATAGATCCTCGCGCGAGGGCCGATGATCAACATGGCTCACCCGATCTCATAGGCCACCACGCCATCATGGGTATAGAAACTCCTCACCATGCCGGATTGGGATAACACATTGCTGCCACCCTTCATGACCATTGTTGCCCCGTTGACCATCGTTGTGTTGGCATTCGCGAAGTACAAGACATAGAGCGTATCCCGCCTCATATTGGCCAGGCCGGTCAGATTCGTTGGATTCTGGTTGTTGATGTAATGCTTTGTGCCGATATGAACAGATGGCGTGGAGCTATCGTCGGTATGGTTGACCGGGACGCCAGGAAACGTGGTGTTGACTTCCTCCACATCCTCCAAGTTAACCCGTTCAATGCCGGCGAGGTTGTCAGGATTGATGACCGCCCTCCCGTGGTTCACCCCTCCGATTTGCCCATTCGCCCGCACCATCCTGAAATTAAGCTGTCCAGCCGTCATGGAGCCTGAGGTACCAACGAGCGCATGAGTGCCAGCAGACACCCCGCTCCATCCCTTCGCGACGATGTTCGCGAGGTTGATGTTCTCGATCCGGTTGCTGGCCGAGCCTGAGAAGTGGACACATTGCCGTGAGGCATCATTGAACCGTGCGCCATCCACATTTATTTGATCGATCTTCGCGGTTCCGGTGAGGTAGAACGCGAGCTGGCCCAGGATGTTATCACTGCCGGTAATCCCCTCGAACGCCACATCCCGCACAGAGATTTGATGAATGGTCTCTGAGTTGTATACAGACAACAAGATCCCGTGAAAGCAATTCTCTGCCGTTATGTTATAGAGGGACCATTGTCTGAACGGAGTGCTAGGGCCAGCAAAATCTCCGACCAGCTTGACGGCTTGCGCTTCCGTCCTTGTCGCATTCTTCACGTAGAGGCTATCCATCGATGCCTGCTTCACCCCGAAACAGTACACCCCATGCTCGCCGGTGAAGTTTTGATCGATGGTCAATTGGTGGTAGCGGAGGTTTTCTACCCGGTTCCCATACAGGCAGCTCCCGATGTAGCCAGATAATGGACCGCCGTTCTTAATGAACGTATCGTTCAGGGTCTGGAATTCGAGGCCATAGTGTGCCCCACCGTCCCCATAGACCCCAACATTGAAGCCATCCACGCGGCAGCTTTGGATATGCAGTCGGCGCTTGGTAAACCCGGCGCTGGCGCCGTCCAAGTCCAGCCGAACCGCGCTCATCTGATAGTTCTGATCCAGGGCACTCTCCGTCTCAATCCCTAGGTTATAGAGACCGACAGAATAGTCTGATTCGAGCCAGTGATTGAGGTTCGCGTACGATGAAGTTTTCTTTATAAATCGAGTTGTTGTGTCGCCACAGCCAATGATGATGATAGGCTTGGTCGGTACAATCTTAGTGGAGAATTGATAGGCGCCAGGTGGAGCAATGATCATTCCGCCCTCTGCTGGCAACCAGTCAATAGCCTTCTGCAGGGCGACCGAGGCATCCTGACCGGACACGGCACCAAAGTCCTTGATCGACGGGATATCGCCGGCGGATTCGGCAATGCTCCGCGCCACGGCGTCTACAGAATTGATCTTCCTTAGGACACTGTTAGTCTCATCGAGTGTCTTGTTCTGAACAGGAAACTGTGTCTTGGCTATTTCAAGGAAAGTCTTCGTCGGCATGGCTTACCCGCAGATCGGATCCGTTGTAAACGCCGGCATCACAACCGCATCGGCAACGGATGCCTGATCGGATACCAGATGAATGATTTCGTTGTTATCGATCGTAAACCGCCACAAGAGGCCGTTGGAATCGAGGATCGTCTTGCCGAATGGCCCAGAGATATTCTCAATGTACGTCAGGTCGCCGGTTTCCCCGTTCAATGTAACCTGGTACGGAGTGCCGTTCGGCGCTTGGAGGTAGAAGACTTCGTTCGGATAGCCACCATGACGCGCAGAAAGGTTGCCAGCGGCATCGAAAAAGAACAGTGTTCCCTCTTCCCACAGGATGGTAGGCGCGACAAGCTTGATATCCTCGTGCTCCAGCTGGAATCTGACGTCATGACAGGGATCCCCGCAGGGAACCCCAGGATCCGCCACGACCCCACCTCCATACTTCCAGCCGGTTCCCCAATGCCGGCCGGTCCCATACCTGAATCGGATCCTCGTATCAGCCGTCAGGCAGAGCGTAGCGTCAACGCCAGGCGTGAACCCATGTGTCGGCACAAAGGCCACACCGCTGAACCCATAGCCATGCGTGACAATATCTCTGGCCGGCATCTCAGCTAGTCCTTGTTCGACTGGTGGGGTTCAGCGCATCGTTCAGGGTGAACACCATCGCATCCGTCGTTCCATCTATCTTCTTCGTGGTCAATGTTGTGCCAGCGATGGCGAACTGAGCCAAGGCGCTGAAGAGCATGAACACGAGCTGTTCCAATGTGGGCGCAACACCATCGGTCGCGTATCCCTCAGTGAGAGCCGTCCGGAGAATCCCGTTGATGACGGCCGTCTGTGACGAGGAATTGAGGCCGATCGTGGCCTGATCGAAATCGAATGCGAACTTGGCGAGCGGATCTCCGTATGTGTGGATGATAATCGAGTTATCATCCCACTCCCCGCCGGATGCATCGATCAGTTGAATGTCGGCCTGTTTGCATTGCAACTCCGCGGCGGACAGCGACACCGTAACACCACGACCGCCAGTCGTAAACGGCAAGGTATTCAGATTGGCCAGCGCCCCCCCGTCCTTCGAGATTTTTGCATCGCCGGTTGCCAGGGTCGGATTGTTGCGAAAGTTCTTGGTGGTACTATCTAGAAGCTTGACACCGTAGAACGTCGTCGCCACTCCATATTTCGCAAGCCAGAACATGCCGGGTTACCTCATCCCTCTCCCAATCCCGCGGAAGAGCCCACGCCCAATGGTGCCATCGCCTCCACCAGGGGGAGCCGCGGCTGTGGCGATCCCTGCGTATTCATAGGCCATGTGTGTACGATCGGCCGCATTTGCAAGAGAGCCGTCCGGATTCGGCCTGACGCGGAAGCCTGGAAACGCGATGCTGTAGCAGGACTCCCTCTTGTTCCTTGTGTTGATAGGTCCGCCTGTTACAGGCGCGATGCCCGCATACTGATACGCCATATGCGATCGGTCAGCGGCATTCGCCAATGAACCATCGGGATTCGGTCTGACGCGGAATGCTGGAAAGGCCAAGCTGTAACAGGATTCTCGTTTGTTGCGCGTATTGATATCGCCAGCGGCCGGATTAATGACGATGGGATAGGTAATACTGCCTTGCCTAGCCGGCACACTGCTATCCGTGGCTCCAACGAGTGTAGAAAATGTGCCTGGATTCGTCGGCGTCCCACTCCAGGAGCCAGCCGTGTTCAGCACGAGGCCAGGTGGCAGCCCTGACGCAATGAATGTGCGCGGCGCGATGCCATCCGCCGTGACAGGAGTACCAAGGTACGGCACACCCACCATGCCAGATGGTTGAGTCGATGGGGAGAGCGTGAGCGGAGGAGGTAAAATCTGACCAACAGAACCGATCCGTTGATTGCCCACCGCGATGGCGTCAAGATAGCGGAAGCCTGAACCGAGCTGGCTGTAGATGCGGATATTATCGACGTAGGTCTGTGATCCTTCCCCAACGGTCGGGCCTCGGTACTGCCGCCCAGTATGCTCGAACCGCAACACCTGCACCTCGTTCACCGTCTCCCAGGCACGCATCGAGCCGTTCGAGACGCCAGGCGTGTTCATGATCCATTCCCACTCCACTTCCTTCCAGCTGGTTGACAAGCTAATGTTCAAATAGAGGTTTTGCGTGTCGCACGGCGGGAAGGTGCAGTGCGGCGGCACGGTGTCGTAGGAGTTCTGTAAGACGAACGCCAGCGCGCTACCAGTGTTGGTGAGGGTTGAGAGGTAGCCATTCACATTTGGCGTTTGTGAGACATCAGCGCGAATATAGATGAGCTTGCCTTCCAAATTAGCGGGGTCCGCGCGAATCAGGAACCGCAAATTGAATCGGTCCTGCTTCGCGCCGATAGTCCCGATGCCACCATTGCCGGTAAATCGATCAATAAAGCCTTGGCCTGGATAGGGGATTCTCAGGGACTTGGAGCCCTGGCCTGGATTGTCCGTGGTCAAGGACAATCCGTGAGGTAATCCGTACGTGACCCAATTGGAGAGGTCTCCCTCGAACGTCTCTTCCCAGTAAATCGCCATGGCTTAGGTGAACTTCCCTCTCACATGCGTGGTTCCATCATCGCTGTGGGTCGATGTGCCGATGGTCCCGCTATCCGCATCGTTTCTGAGCGTCTGTGCGCTGGATGTTTGGGTGATCTTATTTCGACAGAAGGCCATGATCAGCGAGATCGCCGACACAATCGTATTCCCAAAGGCTGGGATGGAGGCCGGTTCGGCTGTGACCACACTGTTGAGTCCGGTCGCACTTAAGGCATATCCGGTCTTGTCAGACACGGTGGACGCGGTATAGCCAGTCTTATCCCCGACCGCTTGCGCGTTGGCATCGACTCGGCCAGAGATGAGGTTATTGATGGCCGAGCCGTTCACCTGGACGACATTCGCCCGCGGCGTCCGGTTGGCGATGGAGAACTGGGCGAGGACGGCGTTGACGGTCAGTGTATCAATGACGGCTCCAACAATCGCCACAAAGTACTCATTCCCGGCCGCGTAGAATCCGGCGTCTGTGTTGTCGGACAGATCGATCGAGCAGTAATGAATGCCGGTCTGTGCATCGAAATCTTCCGTGTCCGTGATGCCATTAGCAGATGACCGCTGCGTGACGCTGTTGTTCTTCCAGATGCGGATGGTGCCATTGGTCGCTCTTGTGATACTCGCCCCATCCTGGCCGTTCGTGTTCCACATGAACTGCACGAGCGCCCCGACCGGAAAATCACCCAGTTGCTGGATCATGACACCAACGCGCCTCCTATGAGAGATTTCAAGGCCGATCCGCCAACCAATGACCCGGCAGTCTCGCCTCCTCCTCCACCGCCATCTGGAGGCTCGATGGGCCAGGCTACCTGTGACCAATTCGCACTGGTAAATGTCCAGCTCATGTCCGTGCTTGACGCATCGCCAGGCTGTGTGCTCATACCGCCATTGTTCCACCCGCCGCCATCGAAGCCATCAAGTCGCTCTGTCTGTCCGGCGCCAGGCGTGAGTGACCCGCCGGTATGGAGTCTCGCCACGGCGTCCATAATGAGCATCGACGCGTCACTGGGAACGGACACCGACGCGGCTCCGCTATTCCCGTTTGCCGTGACCACATTGGACGGTGTGACTTGCTTCGCATCCGTAACGGACACGGCCATCCCGAAAATTCCAGTAGGATTTCCAGTGAAATTGATGGCTGCGGTATGCTCTCCGGAATCAGGCGCTACCAACCACGCCCCCGCGCAATACGAGAGGCCGTTCGCGTCTGATCCTAGAATGCTCGCCGCGACGCTGTTATAGGTCGCTCCTGAGAGCACTTCAGATCCAGACCGCCTGATTGCCGAGCAGATCGCAATCCCGCGATTGGCCGATCCCGAGCATTCATGGCTCCACGAGAGCGAGTCGATGCCGCTACCTTGGGCCGCACTCAGTGCATCAAATAATGGCATCGCGAATCTGGTCCTTATACTTCAGCGTCTCGTCGTCTTCGATCAGGTGTATCGCGCGCGTGACCGATTTTCCGGTGGCCTTGATCCTGATCCGGAAGAGCGCTCCAACTGGTGGAGTCTTGTCAGCTTGCGCAAATGATTCGGTGAGGCCAAGATCTCCCCCGTCAACACCGAATGCCACGAGCAGCACCCATTTCTTTTGCCTTCCATTGGACCACTCCGCAACGACTTCGAGGTGCTCGCGCTTGTCCGTCCATCCCTCACGATGGATCGCAATACCCATCCAGTTCCAGTCCTTCGACACCACCATTGGGCCGATGATGGTCTCTGCGGTGGTGTAGGTGCCTGCATGAATAAATCGTCGCGCCTTCATGGTTTATCTTTGCTGTACCATCGTCTTGGGCGGCTTTGGTTCTTGTGATTGCCGATAGAATTCAAACGTGCTACCGTATTTCGAACCCCGCCGGCGGTTGTACGCCTTCATGAGGTTCCGATAGGTCCGTGGAGACTTCGCGGCGAGCTCCTGTAGGGCCTTCGACTGAATGCCGCGATCCAGATCATTGGCAGCCTGTTGCACGAGCCGGCCGGTGTCGCCCTTCCCGCGCGCCGTTTCGACGGCGGCAATCCGCCCACGCTGATATTGCTTGGAGAGCTCGAGTGGTGTGAACGTGAGCGCCTTCCAGAGAATGTCCTTGCCGGTCGGATGGAAGAAGTCTTTCTTGCCTTGCTCGTTCGGCCCCGGCGTGTGGCCCTTGATGGTGCCTACGGCGCCGCGCTCAATTCCTCCGGCTGGCCCGAATCCCGCCCAGCGTGCGGACGCGGCCAGGCTCCGGAGCGACGGCGGCAGGAGCCGTTCGGCGGCTACCTGCATCGAGGGAAGATCCCGAGGGGATTGCATGAACCAATCGAGCGTTCGCTTGCCCTGGACGAACGGTTGCAGCGCCGGCATGGTCCCCAGGTCCAACTCCCCATGTGCGACGTTCGGAATGTCGGAGACTACCGGGATACGCATCTTGTACTTGCTGGCGATATCCAGTCCTGTCGCTGCTGAGACTGGCCCGTGATACATCCATTCCGGAATGTTCTCGCTGAACATGCCGGGAGATGGCCCGTAGGTATCGACATCTTCCACGAACGGAATCCCTTTGAGGCCGGCCATCGTCCAGAACGCGGCCATCGCCGTGGAGAATGGGCCAATCTTGCCCTTGACCGCTTCCCGCGCCATCTTGGAATAGGTAGACAAGGCTTCGACTGGATAGGTGCCGAAGAGTCCGATAATCGCCTTCCTTCCACGAAACAACTCCGGCCGGCTGATCGGCGAATAGTCAAAGTTCACATCACGAGAAAACCCCTTCGCAAACTCATACGCTTCCGCCGGATTCAGTCCTTTCTTGACACCAGCCCGGTATCCGGCGAGAATGGCCCACTTACGATTCAGTTCCTCAATCGCCGAGAAGCCTTGCATCAAGAACGGTTGGGCCTTTCGCGCTTGCTCCTCTGAAATATGCACGGTATTGCCGGTGAGCCGATGAAGCGCATAGCTGATCTTCTCGCCAAGACCTTTATTCACTGCGGAGAACTTATCCGCGACTGCGGAGAGGCCCTTCGCCGTCAAATCGATCGGTTTACGAATCGTAGACGCTGCACCCTGTGTCAACGCGCCGCGGTCGACAAGCCGCTGTATATACGGACTCCCGAGCTCAAGGCTATTTGGTTCTGTGACCGCTGTACCAAAGAGCTCTTGGGCATTGATCGGGCGTACATGGCCTTCACGTTCGGCCATTTCAAGGATGATTTTGTCTTGGGCAGTCGGGTTCTTAATTGCCCCCCACGCGTCTTTGAAAATTTTCATCGCCGGCTTTATCCCGCCGACCGCCCGCTGCAAATTTGGGATCCCCATGGTCGGAACCTGTGAGGCGTTCTGGACCATCGATCCCACGTTCGTCATGAGATCCCACACCGCCACCCCGCCACGGAGCCGAGACCATTCAGACGGTTTCTCGTTCAAATACTTCCGGTATCTTTCGGCGTACTGACGCATGGCCGGATCCTTCAGATTGGCGATCTTCTGTTTCATCACCTCGTCATAGAGGAACTTCGACGTATAATTGCCCAAGGCATCGATGTATCGCTCGATGGGTGATGTCAGATCCGTCGCTTCCCCCATGATCTTCATGGCATGGCGGAAGTGCTCAGAGAAGCCAGGCGGCAGGTTGAATTGCCGGATAGCTTGCTCGTATTCATCCGGCGTCAGTAGGCCGGCCTTTTCCAGGAGCGCCAACGTGCCGAAATCCAAGGCTGGCTCATCGCCCTTCTTCCCGGAGGAAGTCTTCACCACCGTCTGACTCCCTGGGAATTTCTGTTGGAGCTGCTTCTCCAGGGCTTCCGCTTCCCGCAAGGTCGGCGAGGCAGAGACCCACCGGAGATTATTGGGACCGTCAAGAATCGTCAGGTAATCGCCGGAACGGGCAAACGGTACATAGAACGGATCCGGCGGAATAGGCGGCAGCCCCTTCACTTCCCGGACGTCGTTGATGAGATCCATGGCCGAAGCCATCGCATTATCGATCGCACGGACGGCTGTTTGTTGGTCTGGTGTCAACGGCGGCAGCGGCCGGCCAGTCTGCCGATCGACCAAGCCCACGGTCGTCTGTTGAGCCCTGCGCGCCCGAAGGTAGTTGTCGACCACCTTCCTATCTGCATCACCAAGCTTGAAATAGTTCTCGGCGGTCCGCCTGAGATCATGCTTCGCTGCCGAGGCGAACTCTCCGCGCTGCGTAGCGGTCTCATAGATCGGACGGAATTCCGGGTGCCGCTCGGCCATCCGGCGTTGAGACAGCCCACGCTCAATGAGGCCAATCCCCTTACCCAACTGAATCGAGCCGCGCTCTTCATTGATGAGGCGTTGCAGGAATTCCATGGCTGTTTTTTCTACGTGGAACTCTTGTGCAACCTCTTGGGCAGCTTCAGGTTCGACCTCGCGAAACATGCTTGCTTGCTTGGGTTCTGGCGTCTGTGCCGCCTTGCTGAACAATGGCGCTTCCGTCTCAGCCGTCAACGGATTCACTTCTCGGCCAATGATGGGCCGCTCGCCGATGGTCGGAGGGGGAACTGGGATTTCGGTTTGTAAACCAACCGGCGGCTGATTTGAAACACTCTCCAATTTATTCTCAATATTCTCTGGCGGATTCATAAACCAATCACCTTCGCTTTTTTTTTGAGCGAATGGATTTTCAAGTCCAATACCTTTAGGAATTTCAGGCACTTGCGGCTCAAGCGGCGGCAAAAACTCATCCGGGAGATCTCTGGCGAACTGGACCCGATCAGCCATATCCTGGTTCAACTCCTGCGGAAGCTCATGCCGCGGCTTCGTAATGATCGTTTCCCGTGGAACCTCTGTGGGCTTAGTCACAGTTGAAACGGTTGGCATTTCCCGCGCCTGTATAAACTGCGGTGTGTCTAAATCCCGTGGAATTGCAGGACGTTCTGATGTCTGTTGTTGCTTTTTTGTAACAATATTGCGATCTGGCCGTTGCTGGACGTTCAACTCCCGCGGAATTTCGCTCACAATTGGCTCAGGACGTGCGATCGGCTCAAGCCGCTTGAATCGCTCGCGGTCGACAATATCCTCGACCCTGGGAGGCGTTTTGTACGTCGGGCCGGGCATCTCAATGACAGTGCCCTCTCCAGTTCGCACCGGGCCCTTGGCGAAGATGGGCGGACTCTGTACTGGCTGATGTTCGATCAGTTGACGGGGAACCGGTGGCGGGAACGTCTCCGGATGGATTTCTGTGAATTCGGCGTCATATACCGGCGGCTCTTCCACGACCGGCGGTCTATCCTCAATCCTGCGGAGCGGCCGTTGTTTGGGGATCTGTTTCATGGCCGGACCGGGAGGCGGTTGCGAGCCCGGCATGACCACGCCCAGATCGTCTGCTGCTGGCGGCTTGGACCCCATGCCGCGGCCAGCAATACGGCCGAGTGTGGGCTGTGCCACCCCGCCAATTCCGGCTCCAATGACGGCTCCTCTGACATAGTTCCGGTCCGCTTCCGGTCTGTCAGTTTCTTGCGCCGCACCATACACGCCACCTGCTACGGCACCCGTGAGGAGGTTCTTTTTCACCGCCTCCTTGATCGTGCCTGCCGGCTTCACGCCCGGGAACGGCCATTTCAAAGTCCCGGCCAATTCAAACGGCCATTGTTGCGACGGATCGTACCCGCCCGCGAGTTCACCGTATTTGCGCGCCTTCGATTCAAGCTTTTCCTGGACCTTTCGGCCGGCTGCGGCCATATCCTCCGTGCCGATGAGCTCAAAGGCTTTCGTCGCCGGCCAGGCGATGGTTTTCAGGGCAGTGGCCGGCGCTTCCAAGGCTCGATATGGGGAAGACGTCCAGTAATTGTAGGCACCCTTCAACTTCTTCCCGATCCAGCCAAGGCCTTCGTCCACCATACCTGG